GGCCAGACCGAAGGCCAGGTACTTCATTCAACGCGCCAAATACGCGCTGACTTCGCCAGCTGGTGTGTCTCGAACTTCCAGTTCGGTTGTCGTTTCTTGACGAAATAGTTCGCAGCAGCCGCCAAACGCACTTGCGTTTTCTTCGGGTCACCAGCCACTCGAAAACTGTCTTCCACTTCCATGTCGGCAAATGGATAGATCAGGCGCTTGGCGCGACCATTGCCGTTAGGCAACGGGATCTTCTTCTCGATCCGAATCATCTTTATTAATCTCCGTTTGAAACGTGCCGTTAGTCTCCTGACGGATCTCTGCGAGCACGTTGGTTGCATCAAAGTTCCATTCATTCCTCGAGAGAAATGCAATCTCGGAACTCATCAATTCACCCTTACCAACTTCATCGGCAGGGGCGTTTCGAAATCGGGTGTCGTCTTTTTCATAGATCGCGTTGTCCTCATCGATGAGGGTCGCGTTGATTAAATCGGGCATCCATTGATGTGAAAAACAACCCGCCTCCTGGTCACGCTGACTCAAGAGTTTTTTGAATTTGGTGCAGCCCCACTGACCGCGCATCTCAGGATCATCGAGACGCGGCTTCGAGTGGCGGCAGTTGCGACAGTTGGGATCGCTGGGCGTGTACTCACCGAGGTAAATGCCGCGTTGATCCCGACTCATGTAGTTCCTCACCTGATAGCTGCCTGAACTGAACGCGGCATCGGGAGGCGCCGGTAGACTCAGCAGCCATCTGGCCTGCTCCTGGAGCTCTTCAAAGGCGTCAGGGTCAGGCGTGACTTCTTCTATATATAAGTCGGATGTATTTTTGTTGTAGACGGTGACGAGCGCAGAGTCACAGTCGATGCCCGATTCTTTCAGTGCGCCCATATAAAACTGCACCTGAGCTCCGTAGGTCGGACTCCACAAGCTGTAGCCCAGGTCGGTGTCAGCCCCATAGATGGCCGACAGAATTCCAGTCTTGGCGAGCACATTGAAACGCCGTGAGTTGGCGCTCTTGCACTCCCATAGATGTCGTGAAAATTGGGTGTCGAGCAGGCCGTCAATGTGCCAGCCCAAGTGACCACCAAAGTAGGTGCCGCCGATCTGGTCGGGGCCGTCTTTGGTTTTTAAGGTGTACTGCTTAAAGGTGCGAAGAAAGTCGGCAACGTCATCCTCGATGCTGTTACCGAGATCGAACACCCGAAAGAGTTTCGCGTCTTGAAGGCGAGGGTAGATCCACCGCCACTTCATATACGCCTCTCTCGGACATTCCTCGCCGATGGAAGAGCCGCCCATGTAACTGCGTCTGGACATTGGACGCCCGTGGGCGGCGTCCATTGTCCGACAGATCTCCTCGGCAATACTCAATCGTCCATCCAGTTGGATTCAGAGTTTGTGTCGTCCTCCTCCTCTCGGTCTGGATTCACCGCGTCTTTGATGACGGTCGCCTCATCACTGAGAAAGTAACGAACGCGGTTCTTGGCAGGGTTGTTTCCCTTTGCCGCCAAGACAAACGTCTGCACACGTCCCGATCTGCCTTCGAACTGAGACACGAAGTCCTCGTCGATCTCAGTGTCGGGTGTGTGTGAAACGCCAAACGACTCGCAGGCTTTGCGCAAGACAAAGCCCTTCGTCGATTTTTTTACGCCCTTTTCGAGAATACCGATCCAACTGAGGATCTCGGCACCCTTCTTGGCGTCCTCCATGATGAGACCAATCGTTAGATTGTCATCATCAGGTTGAAGGAACACCGTGCGAACGACCGTGACCTTGTGCTCACCCTCACTAAGGATGATCGAGGCATTGTCGTTTAACTCTGGCGGGGTGTCTTGATCTTCCAAATCTGCAAAACTAAGCGGCATCCGTTTTCTCCTTAAAGGCTTGTTGGTAGGCTTCCTTAAACGCACTGAAATCGAGCGGTAGTTCAGGCTCTCCGTCAGCATTCAGGATCGGGCGGCGAGACTTCGCCTCAAATCCCGTTGAGCCAGTGGTGTGCAGCACACGGCTGTTATCACCTACGGCGCGTGTACGTTTCTTGAATCCTTCGCCCTTCGACGCAGTGCGCCTGACGAAGTTTGCGAACAGCAGAAAGTCACACCACTCTTTGGCACGAGAAGCTGCTTTTTTATGCAGCTTCAACTCATAGCAGCCATAGTCTTCGAGGAGTGGATCTTGTCGTGTCACCACATGCGTGTGACAGATCAGACAAACTCCGATCCCCTTGGCAACGACCTGGTCGAGTTGCGCCAACGTGTGATTGAGTTGCTTGAGGCTGTGATTGTAGCCACGGCCATAGCCGATGTCGGAGACCTCTTCGATCCCGCGCTCTTTCTTCGAAAACTCCTGCACGACCGATGTGTGGATTAAGGTCTCCAACCAATCGAGCGAATCGACCACCAGGGTTTTATAGTCATGTTTCTCTTCACAGAGAGCGATCACCGTGTCGAGGAACTCGGCATACGTTTCCGTATAGGTGCGTTCTACATCGAGGTGGTGAGTGCCGTTTTCCAAGTCAATGAAAAGCGGCTTGGGCATAGCTGCTGCCCACGTTGATTTACCGACGCCGTTGGTGCCCGAGAGAATAATTCTCCACGGGCGTTCTTGACGTCCTTTCGTTACGTTCAATAGTTAGTCCTCTCATTTTAGAAAGACCTAGTCGCCCCAGGTCTCTCTTTGGTTTTGTCGAATCGGAAGCACGATGGGAAATTCACACCTAGGGCGCGTTAAGTTTCTCAGCCAGTTTCTGATTCTCCGTTTTAAGTTTTTCAACTTGTTGGTGCTCATTTTTAAGCACCGGAGAGGATGTTCCCTTTACGTGTTAGATGTCAACCTTTAAGTAACACTAACGCGTTGTCTGGGAGAAGATCGAGGCGTGAACAAAATTCTTCTTTTCTTTTGCCCACGCAATTAGGTCGGGACTATCCGTCACTCGATCAATCAAAACTTCGTTTTCGAATTGAAGAACCACCAGGGCGACAGTGTCTCGCTGAACAATCGCCCAGCCGTACGTCGCTAGAACGAGATCTAAAACGGAGAGCCAATCGGGCAGAGTATTGGTCGCAAAATTGAGTTTCGGGACAGCAAAGACTTTGGCCTCATCGGTCAGAAATATCCGAGTCCCTAAAGGCATCACGTAGTCCGGTTCTCTGTCGAGAGCTAAGAATCGATTGCCTAGGTGGTTTAGAAAGTTCTCCGCGTTGCGCTTCTGTAGTGCCTTCATGTCTCATCCCCAAATCAAACTTCGATCAAATGGCGGGACAATCCGGCGAAGTACCAACTACTTACTACTGTATACCCATACAGGACGGCCCATCAACTCATGTGACGAATTTCAAGCCAGGATTTTTTCATCGAATCGAAAAAAGCCGCGCAATCATAGGAAGGGGAGTCGTTAGCTCACGATCCGCAACTCGGGTTTGCTGAGACTCGGAAGGCCGAGCCTCGGGTGCCCACGTTTCCCTAAATCGATGTTAAGAATTCGTCGATCAGATTGTCGATGATGGCAAGTTGATCCTTTGAGAGCATCCCAAGACGTGCGGCACGCTCTTTGTCTTTGCCGACTTCTTTTTTCTCGAAGCCCCAAGCAAGCCATGAGGGGTCGCAATTAAAAAAGACAGCGGCTTTGGTGACGTGTTCTCTAGTCGGGTTGGCTTCGTCCTTCTCCCATCTCATGATGGTGTTGGCCGAGACCCCAAGTTCCGTTCCAAGTTGTCGCAGCGAAAGCTGACGTGCAGAGCGCAACGCCGACAATCGCGTGCCGAGTGTGTTGTTCATGTTGGTTGTTTCCGTTCATCCCGTCCCGAACATAGCGTTGCAGTTGACACTGTTGCAAGCGTGACCCAGAATCCGATTCTGTGTCGACCGTCATCTGTAGATTCACAACTACGTCGATACAAATAATCTAGGGATCGCTTTTTGGGTCTAAAACTTCTCTCCAGCCCTGAAAATCTGCACGACGCTCTCGTGGAGCTAATCGAAGAACACGATGTCTCCGTTATTCCCTGCAAAAATCTTCCTGGAAACATCGACAACAAGAAACCGTATTTAGAGCAGTGGCGTCCATTTCAAGAACGAAGACCCACTATTCAAGAGTTTGAGAGGTGGTTCGAACAATTTCCCAATTGCCTTTGGGGAGCCGTAACAGGAAGTCCGTTTGGTGTGGTCGACGTCGACTACTACAAAGATCCAGGCATCCTGGACTGGGCAACCGACAACCTGGAGTACACGCCGTTGAAGGCCAGAACCCCTCAAGGCGGTCAACACTGGATCTATAGCCGAATAGCAAAAGAAGCCCGCAACGGGACATATGGCGGCATCGACATTCGTAACTTCGGCGGCTACGTCATCTGCGCTGGCCCCGGTTACGAGTGGATATGGGAGTCCGACTCCGACTTTCATACGTTCCGTGAGTTGCCGGAGTTGAGCTCCGAGCAACTCTCACGCATCAAGAATCGAAACAACGTAACGCCGATCCGAGCCAACATCAAAAATTGGCATGAGGAAGTGCGGGATTGGGTGTGGGCTTGCCTCGGGGACGGCTGGGAGGACTACGAGATCGAAATCAAGTGCAGCCGCCATACCGAAGAAGGCTGGACCGATGAACAAACACGGCGAGACGTGCGGAAGATGATGCAGGGAAGCCGTGCTGAGAAGCAACGACGAAAGGGTGCTGCGAGACGACAGGAACGTGCCAAAAAACGCTCGGAAGTGATCGAAGAACAACGTCAGGGGTTGGTCGCTAATCCGTTCGACCTCGGTGACGTGCTGCAAATTCCGAAACGTGAATTTGTGTATGGCAACCACCTTATACGCAAGTTCATTTCCGTGACGACGGCACCAGGCGGCATCGGCAAGACGGCGCTCACGCTGGTGGAGGCCATTGCGATGGCAAGCGGCAAACCGCTGCTCGGGGTCGAGGTCGGTGAGCCGCAACGAGTGTGGGTGTGGAATCTGGAAGATCCGTTCGAGGAAATCTGGCGGCGCATCGCCGGGATCTGTCAGCACTACTCGCTCACGCAAGACGATCTCGCTGGGCGCTTGTTTGTGAACAGCGGGCGCGACCAGGCGCTGGTGATCGCCGTGCAAACGAAAGACGGCGTGCAGTTCACGCCGCATGCGATGGACCTGACGACTGAAATCGTCAGGCATGGAATTGATGCGGTCATCGTCGACCCGTTTGTGAGCAGCCACAGACTCCCTGAAAACGACAACGATGCAATGGACGCACTGGCGAAAATGTGGGCGCAGATAGCCAACGACGGCAACTGTGCGATCGACCTGGTGCATCACACCCGGAAGGCGTCTGGCAGCGGGGTGCAAACGACTGAAGATGCACGCGGTGCATCCTCAGTCATGAATGCGGCTCGACACGGACGCTTACTCAAGAAGATGACGGGCGATGAGGCCAGGAACGCTGGCATCGAAGGCGATGAGGCTTGGCGGTACTCGAAGGAGGGGAACTCCAAAGAGAATCTGACGCCGCCGTCGTCAGTGGCAACCTGGTACAAGCTGGAAAGCGAAACCATCCCGAACGGCGACAACATCGGCGTGCAGACACCGTGGGCTTGGCCCGACCCCTTCGAGGGGCTCAGCACGGTGCATCTCAGGCTAGTCCAGACGGCGGTAGCGTCTGGTGAGTGGCGGGAGAGTCCTAAGTCAAAGGATTGGGTCGGGGTTGCCGTGGCGAATGCCCTGGACATCGACATCGAGGATGACGGCGAACGCGCCAAGATCCGAATGCTCCTGAAGACCTGGATTAAGAACGGAATGTTGGCGGTCGTTGAGGGTCTTGATGACAACAGAAACCCACGGAAATTCGTTCGCGTTAAGCAGTGGGCGGGCGACCTTTGAGAGTTGCATCGATAAAAAAAATCTATCGATGCATTACCGATGCAAAAGGCACCGGCAGAGAAAGTGCATCGGTCCTAAATACCTTTAGGACCGAATGTATCTATCGATGCAGCATCGATAAGCACCGGTGCATCGATGCACTACCGATGCAATGAGTAAAAAGAGTCGGACAAAAGGACAGGCTGGTGAGCGTGAGTTCAGAGATTTTATCGTCGAAAGGATTCCTGAATTGTCTGGTGTTCATCGCAATTACGATCAGTCTGCTCTCGGTGGTGCTGACCTGGTCGGACTACCTGGTATCGCTGTGGAAATTAAACGATATGCAAAAGGTAACGTGTACCGAATGGATTGGTGGACCCAGGCTTGTCGCTCTGCCAAACAATGTGACCTCGTACCCACGCTTGCCTATCGGTTTGACCGAACACCTTGGACGTGTGTCGTACCCCTCGAATGGATGGCTGGCGATCCAGTCGAACATGCACTCGAACGTATCGCTCTCATGCCTGCCGAGAACTGGATCGAAGAAGTACGGAAAAGGGTGAATCTTTGAGTGAGGATGTGCTGCGATTCTGTGACCTGTGTAAGCAAGAGCTACCGCTTACCGCTTTCACTAAGGCTGGCCCACGGTATCGCCGTGTGTGTCGCGCTTGTCTTGCGGGTGATCAGTCAAGGCGTCGTATCAAAACGCCAGAGAGCTACCTCGGACGAACCTACGAGAACCTGCGACGAATCCGAATCAGAGAGGGGGTCGTCTGGGACTTAACGCCAGAGAGCATCTACGAACTGTGGTCGAGTCAGCAGGGGCGATGTGCCTTGTCTGGAATTCAGATGACCTATGAGGCCGATTCTGGCCCTGAAGGTCGGTTCAACGTGACCATCGACCGTATCGATCCAGAAGGTGCGTACACCCTTAAGAACGTGCGTCTGGTCGCTAAGAGAGTGAACTTTATGAAGGGGAAGAGCAGTGACAGTGAGCTTTGGTGGACGATCAGAACGATGCTGCGATACCACGAGGAACGTCAATGAGTGATCCCGTAACAGCACCTTCGCACTACAAAAAAGATAGTGAGGGCGTCGAATGTATTGAGGCCATCAAGGCGTCTATGAGCCGTGAGGCCTTTGGCGGCTACCTGAAAGGGTCGGTCCTGAAATACGCCTGGAGATACGAACAAAAGAACCATCTGGAGGACTTGCGCAAGTGCAAGGTCTTTCTCGAATGGCTGATCGCACATGAGATGAAG